TGATACTTGAGGTTGTGTGTTTCACAATAGGAAGCAAGCAACTGTTCAGAAGTATACTTGGTGATGCTGTAGAAACCCTTTGGATTGCATTGGATGTTTTCTTTTGCATTGATTGAATCAGTGTAGTCAGTTAGCTTGCCATAGACAAACCAGCTGGATACTTGGGTGAAGACACCATCAGTGATGTCCTCATCCTTGACAAATTCCTTCCAAGCCTCAAGCAACTGTATAAGAAGTGTCAGGTTAGTTGACACATCCAAATATGGCTTGTCAAACACATTGTAGTTGTGTACTGTGCTGATGAAGTTCAGAACACTTGGGGTTGCTACAGAGTAATCAAACCTCTCATTGAAGTTGGTGACACCCTGAACATTCAGTGCTTCCCTGAATCTACGGTATTCACTACCAACATAGCCACTGCTACCAAATACAGTTAGATTCTTCATAGAACTAGGCAAGGCTCCGCCTCAAGGAAGTTCCTCAAGGTTTCTTCAATGTAATCCATCTGGGCCTTTCCATAGTGTGGTGGGCAACCCAAGAAGAACACATTGCTGAGTGCCTTGTTGCTGTTTGGATAGTTGTTAGCATCATCCAAGTGTTTGTATCCTGGGTGCTTCAATAGATTGCCAGCAAAATATGATCTGGTCTGGATCTTATGCTTCTCCAAGTAGTTCACAAGCTGTGCCCTGAAGTCATTGTTTTGGCAATAGAATGGGACACCAAACCAGCAAGGATCACCAAGTTCAAGTGGCCCAACTACTCTTAGAATGCGCTTGCTAAAGTGATTGCTGAATATGTTAGCAATGAGTTTGTAGTTCTCTCTGCGCAATCTCTCAATGGTGTCAATCTTGCGCATCTGGGCCAAACCAATAGCTCCCTGCATATCAATTGGCTTCAAGTTGTAACCCATGTTGGTGAACACATACTTGTGGTCAATAACCTGACCGTCACCCAACCAATCACTGAATCTGTTTCCACAGGTGCCGCAAGGTAGCAAGTTGGCCTTACCAACGCAACGGCAATCCCTTCCCCACCAACTGAAGCTTCTCACTAGATTGTTGAGATCATCATTGTTGGAGCAAACCATTCCACCCTCAATGGTAGTAATGTGGTGGGCTGGATAGAAGCTTGTTGTCCAAGCATAATAGTAGTCAGTCAAATAGCGACCATCCCACTTTGATCCAAGGCTATCACAGTTGTCACCAATCAATCGCATCTCAGTAAAACCAGAGTCACCATTATCGGTGCACTTCTTCATTCTCCTGTGATTTTCTTTCACGACCATATCAACAAGCTTATACATGTCAGGTGGGTTACCCAACACTGGACTGACGAATATAGCCACGGTTCTGTCATTGATCTTGGCTGCAACCTGATCCAAGTCAAAGTTCAATGTGTTGAGCTCAATGTCAGCAAACACTGGCTTCAAGTTGTTCTGGACAATTGGAGCAATGGTTGTTGGGAATCCAACTGGTGATACGATGATTTCATCGCCATCCTTCCAATCTAGATGCTTCTTCAGCGCTGTGACCAGGATTAGGTTGGCTGAGGAGCCAGAGTTAACCATGTGTGCATATTTGACACCAAAATGCTTAGCAAACACATTCTGGAACCTGAATACATATTCACCGGTGGTTGCCCAGCTTCCAGTCAGGAAGGCTTCAAGCCCCATCTTGATCTCATCTTCATCCCAAAATGGACCACTGTAGAGCAGCTGGCTCTTACCTGGTTCAAAGTCCTTTTGGTTGTACAGATACTTTGGATTGGCCACCTTAGATAGTTGGTCAATTAGCTCTTTCACATCGCTCATAATATAGTAGTCCTCAATTGTTCCAATATTCTATTACTGGATTCTGTTATTTCTTCATCTTGAATGAAATATTCTTGTCATTTGGCTTCTTAGGCTTGGCTTGGCCCTTGAACTCATATTCACCAACATCCATTTCCTTCTCAGAGAAGTCAATCCTGCCAGCACTCATACTTATGTTGGAATAGACCTGTGTTGCGCCAGTAGATCTAGCAGCATCTTGAAGCACCTTCAAGAATTCTGGTCTCTTGTTCATCTCATCAGCAATGTGATACTGGAGTGGACTCAACAACAATCCAGCATATCCAACAACTGGTGGACGCTCAATAACTTCCTTGATAGAATTCTGGATTGCCTTGGAACCTTCATGTGGCTTACCAATGCTTCTACCAATCAACTTGAAGAATGGAGCAATAGCCTTTTCAATGGCTTCAGCCGTCTTTTGTGGGTTTGCACCCTTGAAGGTCTTGAGCTTCTCATCAATCTTCTTAACAGTTGGTGCGCTGGTTCCAAGGAACTTGGCAATCCACTTATATCCAGGTGTGTTCATCCTCTTTGCCATTTGGAAGTTGTTTTCAATAACTCCACCTGGTCTGAATAAGGACAACAACGTTTCTCTAGCATCCTCAGTCTTGCTATCAGAATACTTCAGTGACTTGACTTTTTCTTCAATAGCCTTCAAAGATGGAGCCGCACCGCCACCCTTCTTTGCCTTGACTGAAACAGCTTGCTCTCTTCCATCCTTGAATATGGCATAGAAGTCCACAAGCTTCTCACTTGGACCAGCAAACCTGATTGCCTTGACTTCTGGGTGAGTTGACATGAACCAATATGCTGAGCAAACTTCACCAAAGTCCTTGGTGATAGCATCAACGTCTGACTTCAATAGATCATCTGGCTTGTAGGTTAGCTTTCCACCTTTACCAGAAGCTTCCAACAACTCTTGCAAGAAGGTCTTTAGTGGTGGTTCCTTACCTCTTGCCTTTCCCAATGAATCAGTTACAACCTTGACAAAGTCCTGTCTGGAAATAGTCTTATTGTCCAGTCCAAGCGCAGCTGGATTAAAGTCTCCACCTGAAACCAATCCACCAATCTTAGCAGCATGAACGACATAGAACTGGCTGCCCTTTGGGGCAACACCAGCAATTTCCTCATTTAGAGTGAATGCATATGTTGGGTATTTGCCAGAGATATTGACAGGGACTCTTTCATAGTCGATGTCAACAATTGGCTCTAGTGCTTTCTTGAGTTTCTCAATATCACCACTGAACTTCAATCTGATGTTAAGTGGCTTCTTACTCTGCTTGACCACGGCGACGGAACCATCGCCCTTGGTGTCCAAGGCTTTCTCCAAAAACTTTATCGCTCCGTGTTGCACGTTTAATGGAGTTGATATCATGATATGATCACACCTTTATATCTTTCAGCCTTGGCTTTCCTCCATTATTTAGAGCCGATGGCTTTCCGACTGGCCTATTCTGTGTGAAGTCCTGACCATTGCCAGAGATTGGTCTTTGGTCCTTTTCTTGGATGTCATAAAGCTTCATCTTGGCCTTATCAACACCAACGGTGAATTTCTTGTTCTTGTTGACATCACCATAACGACTCTTGACCTGCTTGATCATCATTTGATCAACGGCAGTCAACTCATCAGTTGCAATGAGTGTGACCATCCAGTCAGCTGTTGCTGGCAACCCAAAGCTTTCAGCAACGTCAGTCATATCTGGATCAGAGTCACCAAATCCAGTTCTGGTAAGCTGTGTTGCGGTAATAACAGGCACATTGAACTCAACAGCGAAGCCTCTCAATTCTTCAGCAATAGCTTTGATGTAGCTGTAGCTGTTAACATTGGAACCCTGCTTGATTCTTGAGGAAGTACAGATGTTGATGTAGTCGATGATGACCACATCAGGCACAAACTTCTTCTTCAACCTCAACTCACCCATCAAAGCCTTGAAGTGTAGAACTGAGGCTGATGCAGTTGGATATTCCTTGACAATCAACTTACCCTTGATTGTGTTGCGCATTTTCTCAACTCTGCGCATGAAGCTTTCTTTTGGAATGTCCCTGATGGTGTCAATATCAACACCCATCAAGTTGGCATCAATGCGCTCACTGATGCTTTCCTGAGACATTTCAAGAGTGATGTACAATACATTGAGGTGCTGGGCCAAGTATGACGCAGCAAAATGACACATGGTCAATGACTTGCCGACATTGACACCACCGACAATAACATTGAGTGTTTTCTTTGGCAGACCACCTTTGGTGATCTTGTTCATCATGTCCAAATCAAATGGAACACGTTGCAGAACCTGATGATAGAACTCATACCTCTGCTCAGCATTGTCAAGGTAGTCGTGTCCAATGTTCTGATCAAACGAGACAGCCAGAGCAGTGCTCAGAAGCTCCGGAATCGATCCGGTTGTACGTTCCTTGTCTTGTCCACCAATGATGTTAATAGACTGGTGAATTGCGATGTGCAAGGCTCGTTCCTGACACCATCTTTCACTCTCTTCATACAACCAAGCAAGATCATCTGGAGCAGTTTCCAGATTCAAGGCATCAATCAGTTCTGAGATGTCCTTGTATTCATCTTCAGTGATGTGATCTTTGTTGTTGAAGATGACATGCAGAATTTCCTTGGTAGGAGAGCTCTTGTACTTGTGAACATAGGCTTCTAGAACCTTGAATATCTGTCTTTCTGGCTTGCCTTCAAAATACTCACTCTTCAGGAACGGGATGACCTTTGCCACGAACTGATCGTTCTGCAATAGATTCTTCAGGATAATCTGTTCTGTCTTCATATTCCTCGCCCGGTTTTAATCCCATTTGATATGGTCCATCCCCATTATGGATATTCCACATCACCACCATCATGATTTTCTCAATGACTTTGTGGTATGATTTTGTTGTGTATATTGATTTCTTACCTGGTGGCAATCTTAGAATCTTTGAACTAAATCTTAGACCACCGGTGACATCTACATCCACAAACTGAAACACGATACCCTTCCATTTTCCCCTGAGGATCTCAAATGGTAAAGCGTCCATTGAATTTGGGTAATGTAAATCAGGACGGGCCACGAAATAGTGACCCTCCCTATGCCTCCAAAGGAAGTAGCGAAGCAGAAGTTGTTTAATCTTCTGCATTCAGCTGTACAGTTGAACCGTAGTTGAAGACACTCTTTGCGGCTTCCTCAATCTGATCCAGAACTTCCTTGGTGAAATACTTCTCAGGATTCTTGTAGATCACGCTTTCAAAGGCAGTAGCACCACCTGGGAACTGATACTTGGTTGAAACCTTCTTGATTACTCCAGCTGCTTCAGCAATTGGTAGCAATCCATAGTATCTGTTGAGTCCCTTCTCATAATCAAGTAGAGTTACAACTGACTGCTTCTCCTTGGTGAAGCGTGACTTGTCAGTGAACACCTTGATCAATGCACCAGTCACTTCATTGGTTGTAGCATCCTTCTTCTTTGACTTGGAGAGGAACAGGATGATTGAGGCAGCATACTTCAATCCACCGCCACCTGACATTTCCTTGGTTGGCATGTATGCACCAATGACATCATAGGTGTGGTTGGTGACCAGCATTGGGATGCGAGCCTTATTCAACTTCAGTGCCAATACTCTGAATGCACCACGGATCAACTGTGATCTTGTCATATCACGAGTGTCCTTGCCTTCAGCAATGTCACTAACTTCCTTGTTAGTAGAAGTGTTGCCCAATGAGTCCAACACGAAAATCATTGGTTGACGTTCACCAACTGGCTTGGCCAAATACTCATCAACAATCTTGATGGCCTTGGTTCTGAAGTCCTGAATGGTAACGATTGGTGCCAAGTAGAAACGCTCAACATCAATGCCACGCTTGACCAATAGTTCCTTGGTCTGTTCACTTTCATCAAGTGCGCCTTCAGACTCAAAGTAGACACAACCAGCATCTGGGTTTTCATCAAGGAAGTTCTTGACAACGGCCAAAGCATAGAAAGACTTACCCGTGCTTTCCTCACCAGCCAAAGCCACAACCTTGGTAGTTGGAAAACCACCATAGATTGAGCCAGAAACTAGAGCATTGAGAGCATAGCTTCCTGTATCAACGAATGAGACTGTACCATCCTCATCCTCAATATCACTCACAACCTTTGCGTCGCTGTCCTTCAAAAGTGTCTTGAAAAAATCATTAGTCTTGGCCATTGCTTATTCTCCGCTGTAAAATCCGTTAAATGGTGATTCAATTACTTCTGGTGGCAATGTTTGATTTTCTCTAATAGCCATCAAACACTTACCCAACATGTTGGATCCACCTTTCCTCACGTCAACACCCCAGAAGGTGTCACCCCAATTGTTTCCCTCTATCAGAACCAACCCATCAGTTGAATCCAACTTCTTTCTTAGGTTCTCATAGCGGAACTTCTTCTGAAGGAGGGTGAACATGACCCAAACCTTCACCTTGGCCCACTCCTTGTTATTTGGGATTAGTTCCTTGGCCAGTCTTTTGGCTTTACCAGGTGATTCAGTACTTGCTATGACTGTTCTGATAGCCACATCATCAGTCTTGGCTGATTGATAGGCATGCTCAACTGATGGATAGATAATTCCATCCATCTCAATCTTCACAGGCCAGAAATTGCTCAACCAACGGTGTTCACCGTCAAATGAGACAACGTTGTTATTCACTCTGCATAATGTCATGAGAAGAAATCATCCAATGAGTTTGTTGGTTCAAGCTTCCATCCAATGGCCTTGCTGATAATCTGGAAAGGCTCAATGAAGGTCTTTTCAAACTGGAGCTCCCTGTCAATGAAACGTTCAGCATCAAATTCCTTTGGAATCTTGTCATGGAATGCCAAGCAATTTGAGTTGAATGGATTCTTTGACTTCAAATAGACGAACTTGATCTTGTCCTTTTCCCTGATTGGCTCAATCTTCTTATCAAGATTGTGGCTCTGGAGCAAGTGATTGTATAGCAATGCGCCCTTGACGTGGATTGGTGTACCCAAGATATAGATGTTCCTATTATCCTTGTATTTTTCCAAATCGCTAATTCCTCTTGGGAAAGCAATGTCAGCAACCGCAGCTGCTGCAAACTCTGCCCTGGATTTGTTAACGAATTCCATGACTTGCTCTTCAGAACCAGTCAAGCAAATCTTGATGGCCTTCTTCATCATTGCCTTACAGAGCTTTGGGGTTGATGACTTGATTGCTTCCAAACCAGTGATCTTCACCTCTGGTTCAGCATACACAACACCTTCATTGTCATACACGCTCAGGATGTAACGCTTCTTTGCGGTCAAGATAACCTGATCACAAATCTTTTCACGCTTCATGATCATCTTCTGTTCATACGCACTGACATAGTCAGCCAATTCCTGGAAGCTGTTATCAATGAATGGCTGCAACTTCTCAACACAAACCTTGTTCAAGAAATCAACAACTTTCTTTGGATCATTGGTTCCAGGCATTGCCTTATTGACCAATGGTTCAAGATTGATAAAGATGGAGTCAGTATCAGACATGAGGACAAAGTCAAACTCTTCCTCTTCCTTCAGGATCTTGTTCAAATACTTGTTGATGGCCTTTTGAATCCATCTGATTGACAACTGACCAGCCATGGTGATAGCTTCAGCAACTCGTGGATCATAGTATCTGAACCCAGGATTACCACTCGCACCGTACCAACTGTTCAAGCTCACCTTGATTGCTGACTGCTTTGTATCAAACTCTACTGATTCCTGAAGCTTCTGAGCTTTCTCTTCACCAGTGAATGACTCAGCCTCACGCTTCAACTTCAAGGCATGATCCTTGGTCTTCTTACGCAAAGCAAACATGTCAGCCATCATTTCACCACCCAAACCTCTCAAGCCAGTTCTAAACAGCTGGCCATTTGGTGTGATGGTGAGTTGCTTATCCTTCAAGATGGATAGATCAACATTCTTGTACAATAGACTATCCACATTGATGGATGATCTGTTGATCTTCAACCAATCAATGATATCAGCATCAAAGTGCTGTGGCTCTAGCAATGTTTCATTGCTGATGTTATACATCATGGCCAAATGTGGATAAAGACTTGTCAAGTCGAAGCTTACAACCCAGCGGAAACGACCAGTTGAAGATTCCTTTACATAGGCACCCTCAATTTCCTTGGTCATTGGGTTATCATTGCCCGGTGGGATTGCAACCTTACGCTCCAACAGCTTGTTGAAGATAATCATGTCCCACATACGAGTCTGGAAGAACACATCCTCATAGTTGACCTTGGCATAGTATGCCATTGTGGTGGCCAACATTACGAGTTTGAGCTTCTTCTCCAATCCAATGACGATTTCAACGTCACGGATGTTATAGTTGATGAACTCTTGGAAGTTGCGCTGATAGAAGTCATTCAGGTCCTTGTAACCCATCTGCTCATATGGCAACTTGTTGACATTCAGTTCTACTTCACCAATGTAGTCAAGCTTGTAGCTTTCCCTGTTTGGTGTTGGAGCAAACTTCTTGTAGAGATCAAGATAATCAAGGATGGCGATACCAGCGACTTCATAGACCTGTAGCTCTTTCTTACCAAGTCTGTATCTACGCTCTGAAACCTTTCCCCAAGGCGAGAACCTGAATGTCGCTTCAATTCCAAACAACCTTGTTGTTCTGTTGATGAGGTATGGAATATCAAATCCCTTGACGTTCCAACCAGTGACCACGTCAATGTCCATTTCAGCCCAAGCATCGATGAATGCAGTCATCAAGGACTCTTCATCCTCAAATTGATGATACGTTACATTGTCCTGCTTGACTTCATAGTCCTGTAGACCATAGACATTGTACTGACCATTCATGAAAATGGTGATGGCAGTTACAGCGCTGGTTGCCTCTTCAATTGATGGATAGCCATTCTCAGAATCAACCTCAATGTCAATGTAAGCTGTTCTGATCAGGGTTGAATCAATCTTAACATCACCAGTGAATAGCTCACCAAGGAAGGCATACTCATACCTCTGGTTGCCATAGATCTTGAACCCAGAAATCTCATTGTACTTCTTGACGAAACCACGTGCTGAAAGAATGCCAGTTATTGAATCAACAACTTGGACATTCTTCCTATCAATACTCTTCCACTCAGTTTCGACGTTGCTCTCAATGAACAACTTTGGCTTGTACTTGACTTTCTTCTGGACTCGCTTACCATCAACATATCCACGGTAAGCAATCCTGTCGCCATCACAATAGACGTTAGTGTACATCAATTAACCTGTGATCAAAGTCTTAGGAGCAACAACAAT